AGGAAGGGCGCAACATTTCCCAGTCAGCATTGGTCGCGGGCGTGTCAGCCACGGTCGTATCGAAAAACGCAAGATTGGCATCATAGTCCAAATTGGTGGCGAGTATCCAGAATCCGCCATCAAACGCGTCGGGCGAAAAAAGCAAAAAGGTTTGACCGTTTACATTGGAATACACCAAACCGCCAGCGGCGTTAAATATGGCGTTAGTGGAATTGAATTGCAGAAATCTACCGTTTGCGGCGCTCAATTCGCAGTTGGTGACAACGGCAATGGCCGTGTTCAGAACGCTTGTGCTGTTGGTCAAAATCACGGCCAGATTAGTGACCGTTCCCGTGAATCCGGCGACCGCGAATGGATTCCAATTGGTCAAGGTCAAGAGCCCGTTGGTGATGAGGTTGAGCACGTTGAGCGTGTTGGTGCTCAAGGGCACGGGGAAGCGGAGCGGCTGCCGCGCGTCAGAAAACGTCAGCAAATAATTGTTCGGCGTGAGTTGGACGACGGGATTGGTGCCGCCAGACGGGGTCACCAGCTTGGAGGTTCCGGCGTAGAGGTTGACGCCGTCCGTGATGACTGGATACTGCGCCGTCAACGTGAACGGTCTGACGTATTGAGCACCACCATACATCTGGGCGACGGGAAACGTGACCAGTGTGGCGGGAGCGGAAAAGGACAGGATTAACAGGATGGACAGGATGGGGAAAAGGGGAGATTTCATCCTGTCAATCCTGTTCATCCTGTCTTTTTTGGGGGTGTGTTTCATAATTTAAAAAGGCGAAACGGTGCTGATTAATCCGCCGTTAAAGGTGTAGTCAAAGGCGGGCGCGGTGCCGAGCCAGTCAGCCAGGCTGATGCCTTCCACCGCGCAGTTGAGCAGGTACAAGGTGACCTTGGTGCTGACCTGGCCGACGAGCTGGATGCGCAGGGTGCCCGTGGTGGGGAATTGCGCGGGCTGTTGCAGGGCAAAGGCCAGCGCCGCCTCCGGATCCACGAAGGCGGCGCTGGTGAAGTCCAGACCGCGCCGGACTTTTAGCGAGAGGGTGTTGCGCCAGTTGCCGAAGTCTTGGGCTAGCGCGGCGCTGCCGCTGCCCAGCGCGGTGGCAAGCTGTTCCACGCTCACGCTGCGCTTGTGGTTGAACTTCACGTCCAGCTCGGTGAGCGAACGGGACGTGTTGCAGAGCACAAGCACGCCGGCGGCGCTCCAGGAAGAGCTGCCGTCAGGGGCGTAAGCGAGATTGATCATTTCAAAATAAAAGCTGAAAAGCTAAAAAGCTAACAAGCTGAAATTTTAGCGCCTCAGAGTCCGCTGGCTCCAACGCCGTTAGTCCAACTGCCGGTCGTGGCATTGGTCCCGGTTCCAAACGTGCCCCAGACTTGGTTCGTGCCGATCCAATAAAGCGAGGGAATGGGAATGTACGCGGTACATCCGTTGGTAAAGCCATTGCCCGCGCTGAAGTTGGTCGTACCCGACGAACCCGAAATCAAATTCGTGCCAGCGGCGCCGTATTCCTGCGAGCCAAAACTGTAGTAATACGTCTGGTTGGTATTGACGTTCGTGATGCTCAAAGTGAAGGGCGGAGTTTGGATCGTGCAGATGGACAAAATCGGCGCATAGGCGTGAACCATCTGCGTCGTGTTGGTAGTGCCGGCGATCAACGTATAGGTAGGCTGGAATTGAGCGCGGGCCGGCGTAGCCAGGAAGAGCGAGAGCAGCAGCAGAATGGCAGCTACGAGTGTGCCCGTGGGCGGCTTGGCAACCGCAGCGGCCTGGGCGGCCAGCTTGGCGGCGTGAGTGGCCGGCGAGTCTTGTTTGGACCAGGCTTCCAGCAATCCAATTTGGTTATTGAAGCACTGTTCCCAGTTGGGATAGTCGGCGCGGTCGAATTCGGCTTCCATGAATTTGGTGAGCTTGTGCTGTTGGATTTCAAAGCCGCTGGCTTTAAGAGCGGCGGCTTCGTTGGCGGCGGCTTGGGCGGACAGTACGATGTCAGCGAGCGTTGTATTTTTCATTTTTGATTGTAGCGGCGTCTCGGAAGAGCGCCGCCGTTATTTTTTGGTTGATGGTTCGGAACGAGATTTATGAGGATGAGGATGAGGATGAGGATGAGTCCAAATCAGGCAATCGGCGTGGTGAAGAACGCGCCGCGGACGCCGGCGGTCACAGCGGGCAGCGCCTCCCAGGCGACTTCGCCTTCCCGGAGTTGTTCGACGCCGTTCTGGAGCTTGCTCCTGACGAGCTGGCCCAGCGGGAAGCTCAGATAGACTTTGCCGTCCGCGCCGGTGACCGTCACCGAATAGGCTTTAGCCGCGCCGCTGGCGCCACGCACCGCGCCGGTGCCCTGGATGGCAAGCTGGGTGTCAATCATGGTGCGCGTCAGGCCGATCGGGATGCCGCGCAACATGCCGCCGACGCTCTTGATGCGTTTGTTGAACAGGCCGTGGACGGCGACGTTGTCGTCCACGAACTCCACCTTGGGCTCGAAGGTCAGTCCGTCATAAAAGTCCATGCTGGACCAGCCGGTGACCGCGCCCCAGGTGAGCTGGTAATCTTGCGTGATGATGCCGGCGGCGCTGAAGGTGGCGTCGGTGAATGTGCCGCCGGCATTGGCAAAGGTGCGAAGCGATCCGGCCGTGGACCAGGGATTGACCGCGCCGGCCGTGGTGCTGCGCAGACAAAGCAGCTTGAGTTTATCCACCAAGGTTTTGCTCGGATGGAAGTTCGCTTTGGGCATTTCCACCACGGCGGCGGCCGGGTGCGTGTCCAGCGAGCTGTCATTGCCGTGCACGACGGCGGGCACGTCAACGGCCGGGAAGATGCCCGTGCCGAGCGTAGGGTTGCCATACGGCCACAGCACGGCGGCAATGGCCGTGGTCATGCGGCCGTCCGGGGTGATGGAGATTTCGTCGTAAGCTTCCTTGTCGCGGTTGTCAATTTTGCCGAGGCCCGCCGCGCCGATGGCTTCCTGGCTGTACACCAGGTCAGTGTCAATCGTGGTGCCGTCTTTCGAGTAGATGCTGATGCCGTTAAAGGCCAGTCGGCCGGGGACGCGGTTTAAGGAGGATCGTTGCATGGTGTTTTATTGGTTGTTTTTGACAGGATAAACAGGATTGCCAGGATGATTCTTCATCCTGTTCATCCTGTTCATCCTGTCGTTTTGTTTCATTGCCAGAAATTTGCGGCGGCTGTATCGCTGCCGGATTTGCCGCGCGCGAACGCCCGCGCGCGGAACAGACCGGAGGACGTGATCGCTACTGGTCCCGTGTACGGGGTTGCGGCGGCGTTGCCTTGGTAGGGATGGGAACCGTCCGTCGTGTAAAAAATCGTGTCGGCGTCGGGGGCGGTCACCGTGACCAAACCTCCGGCCGGGCTCGTGAGCTGGTAGCTGTTGGTCTGGGAACTCGCGGGCGAGACGCCCGCGCCACTAACGCTGATCTGCGGCCGGTTCACCCGGATAAACGGACGGAAATCCGCTTCAATGGCGGTGAACTCCACCATGCCCACGCGCAAAGCCTTGTTCGTATTGTCGGTGAATTCGCGAATGACCGGGACCGCCGGCACTAAATTTGAAGTCAACCCGACCGGCGTATAAAGCTTCAAAATCTTTTCACACCAGGCGGCGTACACGCGGATCGGCGTGCCCGTGCCTTGCGCGGAATTGTTGATCGTCACATTCTCCACCCATTGAATGGTGATCGTCAATTTGAGCGGGCCGCCCGGCGCGGCGGTATTTTCATCAGTCGCCTTTTCGATGGCCATCACCAGGAAGCCGACGCCGTTTTTGCCGTCCAAACCAGCGCCGACCACGCGCGCGAGCTTCTCGTTTATTTTGCTGGTGATGTCGCCCGGCTCAATCAGCACGCCGGCGCGCGTGCCCAGGAAGTCATCCGCCTGGATCGCGCCCAGGATGTCCGCCTGGATGGCCGGCCAAAGATCCTGGTATTTCATGAGGCACCTCCCTTACTGACGCGCTCAATGATCGCGTCCAGGGTTTCGTCCGCCACCTGCATGATGTCCTGATCGGCGGGAATGACGCTCGGGTCCGGCTCCTGGTGAACCGATTTCACCAGCCAGAAGAAAACGCCACCGCCCACAACCTCCGTGCTGAAATCGCGAAAGCCAGCCTTGTTCTGTCTGCCCCAATTGATTTTCGTGGCCTGATTCTCAACCAGCGCATAGGCGCCAGCCCGGCTGTAACCGACCTTGAGATTGTCAAACTCGCTGGGCGCGTGGCCGTAAGCCTCGGCGCGCGCCGGGATGGCAAGATACTTGTGATCGCCGGTCGGGAAAATATCGCCGCCCTGGAGCCGTTGGCGCACGCCAATCTGATTGACGCTAATGACGATGGCGTTGGCGGAAGCTTTGGCGTTGGTGGCCGCCGATGCGTCTTTCCAAAAATCTGTGGTCGGGTACCCGGCTTTGTTCGCGGGAGCATTCTCGAAATGCGCCTTGAAAAGGAGTTCCTCCGCCGCGCCGATTTCCTTGGCGACCGCGAGCGGCGATAACGCGCCCTCCAACCCGGCCAGGGCCGGCCCAGCGGTGTCGCTGATATTGACTTGAACGCTAATTGCCATTGTCGTCAGTGGAAAATAGGTTTGTGAGGTCCAAAGGATGCGCTTGCGCCTTTTGGCCAGGCTCAATGAGCCCCAATTCTTCCGCGTCTTTACGCGACACATTGCGAGTCCACATGCCGCTGTTGAACGCGAACGGCGGATATGGATTGCCCAGCGTGTCGTCATAATCGCCCGCGCCGTCACCCAGCGAATCCCAGATGGGCGATGCCTTCAGCGCCACCATACGTCCGCTGTCTTCCAACGCCGCGTCCGCGTCGGTGTCGCCAGATTCATCGGCAGCCGCCTGCCAGCGCTCTTCCCAGTCCCGGACCTTCACGCGGCCCTTGAGCCGGTAAAGCTCCAGCGCGGGAAAACCGTCCAGCACATCCGCATTGTTCTGTTGGATGAAACTGCCCGCCCCGCGCGCAATTTCCGTGTTGGTGCGCAACACGAGGATAATGCGCTGGTTGCTGGACAAATCCTTGATCGTGCCCGCCTCGTCAGGCTCGGGCTGGTAATCCATGTCGCGCAGCAACTGCTTGATGCCGGCGCGCGCGTACGTCGGATTGATGCCGGTGGTGACGTTCCCCTCGGGATTCTGTTCTGTCACGCGATCCGCGCGCTGTACCGTGACGGGATTGATGATGCTCGCGATTTTGTCTTTATAGCTCTGGAGCAAATCGGTGAGCAGTGTTTGCGCGGAAAAAAAGGATTGGCGCCGCAGTGAGGCATCGAGCGCGCGAATGCCCGCGCTGTCCAGCGACGTGGGCATGAGCTTTTTCTGCGCTAGAAATTTCACGGCTTCGGAAAATGGAACTGGAGCGTCGAGTAGCATCAGATGAGACCGCCAAGCTTGTGGGCGGTGGCCTTGCGGGGCTGGGCGTGGGATTCGACCGGGTTGGCGGATTGCATCACGGCTCCGCTCGGCTCGGGATTATCCGGGCTATCCACCATGTCTTTGCCATCGGCGATGCGGTCCAGATCATCCACGCGGCGTTTGAGCGTGTCGCGTTCGTCCTGGCTCAGCTCCATTTGCAGCGCGGTTTTCAGCCGGCAGTAAATGATGTCAATCGCCAGCGTCTTGAGGCCGCCGGGGATCTTGGTGCCATCCATGTCCAGCGAGTTGCTCTTGGCGACCTTGCGACGGATCTCCAGGGTGACATCGGCAATGGTGCCCGTCACGCGGTCGGCTTGATTGGCGCCCAGGGCGACACTGTTGGCGGCGTCAATGAGCGGAGCGACCTGACTGTTGTACAGGTCAGCGATCGTGATGGCGATCCATTTGGACATAATGCGTAAGCGCGATGCGCGAAAAGCGAGGCGGCGACAAGCTGTCGCCGCCCCGATGAATCACGGAATGATGCCGACGAACGTATTGGTCGGATCAAAGATGCAGGGCGCGCCGGAGGCGGTGATAATGGAGTACAGCCGCCCGAGCGCCACGTTTTGGATCGTGGTGCCGGCATTCATCACGGTGCAATACACCTCGTTGGTGCCGTTGCAGGCGACGCCGGTGTTGGTGACAAAGGGCGAATTGTCCCAATTGGTCACCCAGGCGCCGCTCAACTTGACCGGCGTGGCGAATTGAAAAACGAAGCTCGGCGCGACGGTGGCCAGGTTCGTGGAGTAATAACCATAATTCCCGGCAAAGCCGCGGTCCCGGTACATCGGGAAGGGCGTGGACAGGATGTTTGAGACGGTGCTGGCCGGGATGGTCAGCGCGTTGGTGGCCGCGAACGTCGCGGTGTTGGTGCCGACCGGCGATGCGGTCAGCGTATAGACCTTCGGCGTAGCGGCCTGGGCGTGAAGGGAAGGAACGGCGGCGGCGGCGCAGACAGCGACACCGATGCCAATGACAACCGCGCGCGCGGCGCGGCTAAGCGTTTTGAATGTTTTTTTCATGGTCAATTTAATTTGGTGTTAATGATGGTTAAATGGGCGGGGACAGGCTGTCCCCGCCCCATGGTTTATTGATTGGCGATGACGAGCTTGCGGATGCCACCGGCATAGGTGACGACGATTTTCTCGTAAAATTCCACCGAGATGGCCACGAGCTTGGCGCTGATCTGCTGGACGTACACGCGGAACAATCCGCCGCCCTGTTCGGCGTCGAACGTGGAGACGAACCGCTTGATGTTCGAGGGGTCCTCAGTGTCCACATTGTCCTGGGCAAAGAACGTATAGACGTTTGCACCCAGGATTTCGGACTTGACGGCCGCGCCCGACTGGTAGCGTTCGCGGCTGATCATCACGCGGTCCACTTGGAGCGCGGCGGCCATGGCGGCGGCGGCGCCGGACTTGGGATCGTAGCCGAGATACCCGGCGGGGTTGTTTTGCGCGCCATACGCTTGCTGGCGATACAGGAACGCGGAATCACCATAGAGCACGCGGTTGTTACGGATGCCCGTGAGGGTCGTCTGCGCGACCAGGTCGGCCTGCACGTCCATGTCGGGATTGACGGGCACAACGCCGGGATTCACCGGCTGGACGCTCCAGGTGAGCGGGACGGTGACGGCGGAGGCCGACAGCGCGGCGATGGCGCGGCGGAACGAATTGCGGTACAGGCGGCGCGTGAGCTTGGCCACGGCGTTCTGCTGCCAGCTCGGGACCAGGCCGGCCCCGGCGCCGGTTTCCTGGACGTTGTCCAGGTCCACAATCAGCGTCAGGCCGCGATTGTAGGTTTTGTCGGTCACGTCCGCGCCGGTGTATTTAACGGACTTGAAGTCCGCGCCGATCGCCCGGGCGTCGTCCACGATTTCCGACAGGAACTCTTCGGCGTTGGCGGCTTGCTTCCACTCGAAGCGGCGGCCCACCGGTACGGCCGGGGCGACGAATTGCAGCGAGGCTTCAATATCGTTCGGATCCCGCCAGCCGACCGTGTAATTGGTCAGCGGCTCGCTGTAGTAGGTTTCCAGGAAGGCGCCCGCGTTGCAGAATTGCGCCGCGATGTCCTGGCGGCCGTTCAGCCATTCGGTCAAGCGCTGGTCGTAGGCGCCGGGATGATAGCTCTCTTCGTTGGCGAAGAAACATTGGCCGGGGCGATACCCGCTGCCCCGGTCAATGCCGTGGATGGGTTCGCCCTTGTCAATCGCGTTGGCGAATTCGGGCAAGACAATCTTGCCGAAGCGCAGTGCGCGGGAATTCGGAATCCCGCCCTTTTTCAATTTGGTTGCATTTTTCATGGTCAATTTATTTCAGTGTTTCAGTGTTTCAGCTTTTCAGCATTTGGTTTAGGGCGGCTCAGAACGGGGCTTTGAGCGGGAGGTTGGGAATGATCTCGATGGCATCGCCGGCGTTGGCAGAGGTGTCCGTCCCGATGATGGCCACGCCAATCACGACGTTGGTGCTGACGGCCAGGGTGCCCTGGCCGTTGGCGCCCGTGGTTACTTTGCTGCCGTTAACCAGCGTGCCGTCAGTGACGATGCGCGTGGTCCCGACCGTGGCGCCGAACAACTTGATGGTGATCGGCATATCCAGCGCGCTGGCATCCGCCAAGTCATCCGATGATCCCAGGGGAATGTCCCCGGCGCCGCAGACGGCGCAATGATCACCGTCGCTGCCGATCTTATACAGCAGGTAGCGTGAGGTGGTGGCCGCATCCGGGATGTAGGACTTGTGTCCGTTCTCGTGGACGCCTTCGCCGATGTTGCAGAATTGGACGCCGCCATGCGGCTGACGACTCAAGCCCAGCCACCAGGTGAAGCGCTCAAACAGGAGCGGAGCCAGGTGCAGCTTGCGCACTTGTGACCGGAAGAATTTCCGGTTGATGTTGCCGACGCGAAAGCGCGGGCGGTCAATTTGCCGTTGGAAGCGAGTGACGAACCGGGCAAAGAGGTACGCCGCAAGCGCGATGATCGCGATCAGTGCGAATAACAGTGTGTTCATTTTTTGTTTTGTTCAGTGTTGAATGTTGAGTGTTGAATGTTTCCTGGCGGTTCTATTTCTTGGCCTTGGCCTTTTGGGCGGCGGCGTGGGCTTTACGGTCGGCGAGCACTTGCACGGCGGCATCGCGGCTGAGCGCGTTGCCCGATTCCGCGATCAGGGCGCGGATTTCTTTTTCGCCGGCGGCCAGGACCGACGCTTCCGAGAGCCTGGACTTGAGGCCGGAGACGGCGCTAATGACATCAGCGTCGCTGGCCTTGGGATCAAGCCCAAGGATTTGGATCAATTGTTCTTTCATTTGCGTTATCAGTTATTGGTTTGATTTCGATGTTTCAGTGTTTCAGCGTTTCAGTTTTTGGACCGGGGCAGTTTGATTTCCACGTGGGGGATGTTGGCGAACAGGGCCGGGTGCCGCTGTTGGGCGATGGCGGCGATGCGCCGGGCATCCTTCGCGGGATCCAACTTTAGTTCGGCGGCGATTTCCGTCTGGACTTCGTTGACGAACTGGCGGCGCACGCGGGCATCCGACACGTCCACCTGCATCTCGCGTCCGCCGCGATTGACGGTGACCGACGCGGTTTTAACCACGGGCTTGAGCGCAGCCAGGGCGGTGCTTTCGTTGGCGAACTGCGCCGCGACTTTCAGCCGGCCTTCCCAGACGGGCTTGTCGGCGGCGGTGATGCGGCCGGTGGCGAGCGCGGCGCCCACGAGGTCCCCAATGCGCGCGGTGCGTTCGTTGGCGAACTCGGCGCGGGCGGCGGCCGTGGCGGCTTGCGCGGCCGTCAGGTCGTTGGCGAGCTTGGTTTTTTCGGTTTCCAAACCAGTGACCTTATCCGTCAGGGTTTGTTTTTCATTCGCGAACGCCACGACTTTTTCATTGATCAAGTCGAGCGCCGTTTCCGTTTCGCCTTCAGTCGGTTCGTTGGCATTGGCGAACTGAGGCTTGAGTGAGAGCGCTGCAAGCAGCGCGATCAGTTTCTTTTTCATCGTGGCGTTGTGTTTGTTTTTGGTTGTTACGTTTGCCGAATCCACACTGGATTCGGCGAGAGTGTCATCCGCATTGAAAAATTCGACGGGCAGGTGCGGATAGGGCGTCAGGCCGGCGCTGACAATCTTGGTGGGGCAATAGACCGGCAACCCGTTGGACTCGCCGTCAGGAACGGAATCCACCAGCCGTCCGGAGAAGCCGCGCACCTTCTGGCCATTGACCAGCTTGCGGCCTTCCACCAGGTCCATGCCTTCGTTGGTGAATACGGGCAAACCGTAGATGCCCTTCTCACGCACGGCCATGTCAGCGAAAACGCCTTTGGAGGTTTTGTCCGGGTAGCGGCTTTCCAGGCCGGGCATATCAGGATGGCCCAGATAGATATTGCAGCCGCGAATGAATTTCTTGAGGCCCGCGCGTGAATTGTGAAATTGCGCGACCATGCCCTCGGCTGATTCCTTGGTGATGCGCTGGATGGCTTTCTGGCGCTTCAACCCGCCGCTGTCCGTGGGCAGGAGCGCTTCGCTGGGGAAGTCGCCCAGGGGCGCGATCATGGCCCAGCCATCGGCGTCAATGGTGAGCTCGTTGACAAAGCAGAGGGTGGCGCCCGCCGTCGCTGCGCTTTGGCGCGGCAAGCCGGTGTTGCAAAATTGGGGGTTGTATGTTTTGGATTTCATGGTAAGTTGTTTTGCGCCGCGCGTCTTGGACGTCTGCGCGAAGCCTGCCTTAGGGCAGTAGCACGTAGCTACGGCGCGCTTCATTTGGTTTTCATCTTGTACATGGTTTTTGCGGCAAGCAGTTTTTCCCGGGCCCAAATTTCCTCCACGTAATAAGTGGTTCCGTTGTAACGCTTGGAATATCTGACGGCCGGTATTCCACGAGCGCTCTGACCTTTCTCGACTGTATCGGGATGGGAAACAATCTCCGGAATCTTCTCAATGTCATCACGGGAGATCGGCAGATGATCTTCCTGATCCTCATGACCAACGCCATGTTGTTTGTCAATGTGGACCAATTGGCTGTGTTCAACAAAATGGTGGTAGCCCGAAACATTCTGGCCGGTCGCGGCCCGGATCTTGGCCGCAACGTCTGCCGTGACGGGAGCGTAAACCGCTTCATCCAGCTTGCCGCTCATCACGTCTTTGAGTTTTTGGACCGGCGATCCCGCGCCCGGCGCGCTGCCGCCAACCTGGCCAGGACGGCCAGTGTGACCGGGATCACTGTTGGCGAACTCCGGCTTTTCCCCGGCCAATCCATTCGCCAGATTCGCCGACAGGATTTTGTAGATGGCCTGGGCCACGGCGGGATCGTGATGGAGATTCTTTTCCAGCTTGTCGAGATCCGCCAGGATCGCCGCCAGTTTTTGCTTTTGCAGGTCGGCGTCGTCAATCTTGGCCACCGCCGCCAGGCGTTCATTGATGGCGCCGAACTCGGATAGGATGGCTTCGATCACCAGTTCCTGGCTACCGGCGTCCAGAGAGTCGGCGGCTCTCTGCCGAGCTGCCGCTACGTTGCCGAACTCGGGATTCTTGTCAGTCGCGCCGGGCGGAACCGGCGGCTGGCCGTTCGGTCCTGCGGTACCAGGTTTGCCGTTTGGATCAGCCGCCGGCGCTGCCGATGTCAGCACGTCTTCATCGGGTTTGGGCAGCGGGCGCGAGTAGCGTTCCAAGGTTGCTTGCGTGCCCAGCAAGCCCTTGCCCGCCTCGTCTTTGAAGCCCGCCAGGAAAGTATCCACCGAAATATCATCCTGAATGTTCCGGCGCGGCGTGGAGCGCAGTTTGATGTAGGCGAGCTGGGGCGTGTCCGGGCCAAACTTCCACGCGAGCGCAAACTTGGTGACCTTCTGATCTAGGGTCTCTTCGATGTTTTTGCCATCATCGGTTTCCAGGATTTCCGTTTCATCCTGTTGCAGACTCGCGCCGGTGCTGTGCTGGCCGGACTTGGTGCCCAAGTCGCCACCGCGCCAGAGCTGCGTAATCGCCCGGTCGAAAACTTCCAGCGCCTTTTCAAAACCCGCGTCGCCGGTGGCCTTGGCTTCGATCAGGGAAAGCTCCGCGCTCCGGTTGGTCACCGCGCTCCATTCCTGGGCGAAGTCCTGAACCGCCGCGACAAAATCATTCCATTCCGGCGAATCCTTGACCGCGTCCGTTTTGCCGTGAATGCCGGGCATCCCAAATTTGTCCAGGAACGAGATCCAAGATTTAAGCATCAAGGATTTCATCAGGTACAGCACGCTGCACGCTTCCATGATGCCGTCGCCGCAAGTGACCAGCCATTCGCCGGGAACCATGTCGTTGCCGTAGATTTGGAATTCGCTGGGCAGGAAGCGCAGCTTGCCACGCGTGCCTTCGAACCACCAGACCGGGCAGAAGATGAACTTGGCGGTCAAGGTGCCATCCGGCAACGGCTGCCAAACTATTTCGTGGACCGCGTAGTATTTACCCACCGCGTCCATCATTTGGCGGACCAGCAAACTGAACCCGCCCTCTTCATCCGGGTTCAACGCCGTGGTCACCCGGGCGTTGCCGTAAAAGTTGGACAGGAAATCCTTTTGCTGTTGCGCCAGCGCCGCCTGGCCTTCCGCCACATCATCCCGAATCAAAATGTCATAGCCATGCCGCGCCACGCTCTTGAGACGTTTGGGCCGGACAATCTGGATCTGATAATCACGGCGCTCCATCACATCCCAAGCCATGCCGGCCTGGCGGAAGAATCCGACGCGCCATTGATCCAGGTAGCTGACCAGGCGTTCAAAGGTCAGCCCCTTGATCATGTTGGTGCGCATCCGCACCGACAGGGTGATGCGCGCCGGCGTCAGGCTGTCGTCAGGAGCATCCTTGAACTTGCCCGGTTGGCTGCGCGGAGCCCGGAAATAATCCACTTCGTCCGGGGATGGATTGGTGAATTGGCTGGTCGCCGGCCGTCCATCCTTCGCGCCGCCGCTACGGAGGCCAGGCTGATCGGCGCCGCGCGATTGCCGGGACGAATTGCCCAGCTTGGGATTCGTCGGCCCCTGATCGCTGATCATGGCGTTGACGAACTGGCGCTGTTCGGCACGGGTTAGTTTGCCGAAGGCGGAGACCAGTTTCTGGACTTTGGGCACCAAGGAAGTCTGTTTCATGGCTGCACCTCCCTAAATCGAGTCTTAACTACCCCGTTAAAATCGTTTCTTTGCCCTTCTTTAAGCCCTTTAAAGCCCCTTTGGCATCCGGGACGATACACTGTGGCCCCCCCCGGCAAATTGAAATGGTTTGATGTCATACGAGACCGCCTTTTTGACGCCCGATTCCGGCCCGGCCTGGAAGCGCGATTTTGGTGTAACCGAATTTGCCGGTGATGTTCCCGGCGCACACGATTTGCGCCAGCGCGGAGTAACCGTCCGCCAGCATGAAATGGTTCTCACATCCATCCACATAATCCCCCAGCGTGCCGTCCTCTTCCTTCTCCCGTTCGCTGCCGGTGATGAGGTGGGCTTCGACGGTGTCCAGGATAGGCGAATGTCCTGGCGTGATGCGCGGCATCAGCATGGCCGGCGTCTCGCGCACTTTGCCTTTGACGACTTCGACCACGCCTTCAGCCGGCGTCAGGAATTCACGCACGGCGCGGTCAATCGTCTCGAACCGGTTGCAGGCGATGCACGGCACAAACTTGGTCTGGCCGCCTTCCTCGAAAAACACAATGGTCTGTTCGATGCCCGCCCCGAGTTTATTCTTGGTGAACCGCACAACGGCGCATTTCAGGTTCAGCCAGCGGGCATTCTTGCCGTCCCAGGTCAAACCGCCGGGCAGGGTAATATAGGCATCGTTCGGATTCGTGATGCGCGGCCAGTTGGCTAGCGATTGCAGGCCATTAAGGGCGAGCGCAATCGTGCGGGACTCATTCACCAGCGGCCGCTCGTCTATGAACAGCGCCGATAGGCCCAGGCGTTGAAAGTGCGCTTGCGCCTGTGCCACCACGTCGCCCGCCGCAATGCGATGCGCGGCCAGCAAACGCTTCTGTCCATCCGGCGCTGCCTCGCGTGCCAGCAGCCAGCAGCGGTCGCCCATGTCCAATCCACCGAACGCGGCGCGGCCTTCATGCACGTGCGGAGCCAGGTCGAACACTTCCACCGAACGCGCGCGGTCCATAACCGCCGGGGTGATCGCCTGCGCCGTGCTCTGGGGCAGGCCCAGCACGTCGCAACGGAACACGATCATTTCCTCGGGGTCGGCAATCGCCGCCTGGAAGCGGCCCACGATTTGCGACAGGTCAATGGCGCCGATCGCGAGTTGGGAGATTCGGAATGACCACTTTCTTTGCTTCAACTGCGCCGGCTGCCGGTGCTGTTCAATTGGCCGGTGGCGGTCCAACTCGGCACCGCACGCCACGCAACCAAGGTAGTATATATGGGTGGGATCGTGGACGGCGGCCACGTCGTCAGAGCCATCGCGTTTGAAGTCACCGGCCCAGGTAAGCCGGGGAGCATTGACAGGATGAACAGGATTTACAGGATTGTTTTCCATCCTGTCCATCTTGTTAATCCTGTCTCCATTTTCCCGGTACCGCACGATGCCCGGAAACTCTTCCTCGGCACAGTGCAGGCGTCCGCACGCGGGGCAAGCGAACGTGAACACGCCTTGCGAACCATCCTTCCACGCCTTGTTCATCCCGCGTCCGTGAACGCGTTGGGTGCCGATCTTGAAGATGAACCGCAAATCGCTCGCCGTTAAACGACCGCGCACGAACTTCATCATCTTGGGCTGGATGTCATCCACTTCATCCATCGCCGCCGCATCCATCGAAAAGGTAGTCGGCACTTTGCCCAGGCCGCGAATCATGCCCACGGACTTGCGCTGGCCGTCCGTCACCAGGAACGCGCCCTTGCGGTTCACGGCCTTGCCGGACTTGTTCAGCGCCTTGCCCACCTGGACCATTTCCGCAAACCAATCAATCTGATCCACCACGTCGGGGCGGAACTTGGAATCCACGATGCCCTCAACGAGATCGTCATCCGGCAAGTACAAGCCAAAGTTGCGAAAACTTTGGCTGGTAATGTAGGCGGCCAGGTTCAGTTCGAGAATCGTTTTGCCAAACTGAGCGCCGCCTGCCAGGGAAAGTTCCGCGTCCGCCAGCTTCTCTGTCACGATGCGGTCAATGACACGGACCACGGACAACAATGCCTCGCGTCCTTCAAACGAATAGGGACCATGCAGGCCGCGCCCGGACGGCACGCGCGCATCATACAGAAGGAATTCCTCAAACGATTTCCGCAAGGGCGCTTTGACGCCGCGCTGGTCGCCCAAGGCAACATCCGCCGTCTGCTCAAACGATGGTGCGCGCTTTTTCATCCGTTCGTTATTTGGGCGGGAAGTGGCGACGGACCGTCGCCACCCCGGGGCGGCGCCAGCTTGTCGCCGCTCCTGGCTTGCTTCAGCGCGAGAAATGCCTGGCGGAATAACTCCATCACGGCGGGAAATTCTTTCGCTTCCTCCAGGGAGTATTCCAGCGCCTTGGTCCATTCGTCCTTCTTGGTTTCCTCGTACTTCCGTTCGTCCAGCGTCAGCTCGCGCTCCTTGAACGCCGCTTTCGTCTGGCCGGAAATAAAGTCGCAGACCGTCTGGGTCAGCGTATTGGCCAGGGACAACATCTCCGGATCCGCCGCGCCCTTGACCGTCAATTGAAATATCAGCGTCTTGAACAGCTTGATCAGCGTTTCCAGTTGCGGCTCGGGATGCTTGGCAAACGCTTGATCCACTTCGTCGCACTGCGCCGAGCCGCTGACCACCATCTCCAAAACCCGCTCCTGGGCCTGCGAAGAGCGCAACGATTCCAAAAAGCGCGAGATGGTGGATTGCACCACGGTGACGCCTTCCTGCGCCAGCCAGGATTGCATTTCCGCCAGCGTCTTGGGCGGATTCTCGCGCTCCATCGCCTGCAACGATTCGGCGTAGCGGTCCAGCTTGGATTCGATTTTTTTGGGCATGGTGCATTTAGCCGAGTAGTTTGGCTTTGTGCTGGCCTTTGACCGTGAGCGCGCAGCTTGGCGGCAAAATCCCATCCGGGTCGCTTTCGCGCGTGATCAAGCCCAAGTCGTCCAAGTCGCGCAACTGTTCGGCGACCGTGCTGGAATGGCATTCCGGGCCGAACACCTCTTTGGCCACCACGATCAGTTCCGCTTCCGACTGCGGCGAGCGGCGGCGCAAAGCGCGGAGTAAAATGGAGTTTAGCGTTGAGGTAGTCATAGCTCAGTCCTCTTCGGATTCGAGTTCGCGCAAGATGTCATCCATCTGGCTTTGGTGTTTGTCCAGGGCGACGCCGACCTTGCCGGCAATCAGCATCTGGCCGGCCAGCAGCCGGTTGATGCGCTTGTGGAGTTTCTCTGTGCGTTTCTCCATCAAGTCTTCGATGTTGGTCATGCGCTCCTTGACATCGTCCATTTCGCGGCGCGTGGCGAAGTAGCTGCCGATGGCAATCAGCGAGAGGATCATCCCGATGAACACGGCGGCACACAGGACGAACATGCCAATGTCGCTCGTGGCGGGTGCGGTCGGTAATGTGTCGGCGAGCATCATGGGAGTGGATTGGTGGATGATTGGATGGGTGGATTGCTGGGTAGGAACGGCGCCAGCTTGTCGTTCGGAGAATGTGCGGGGGCGGCAGTTGGCTCGGCGCCGGTACCAGGCGTTGCGGGGCTGCCGCCCCCTGTGTTTTTATAGAAATCCGAAATGGGATGCGCGTCCAAATAGGCCAGCAGCGCGCGGCCAAAGGCGATGAAGAACAGGGTGACGAGCTGCTGCACGTTCAGAGCCGGCACCGAATCCATCACCTGATGCGTGCCCGCCACACCGCAGAAGAGCACCAGGGCGTGAATGGCGCTGTCGAACGCCGTGGCGTTCATCGCCAGTAGGTAACGGATGATTTGATTTTTCATGACAAACGAAATGCGGACTTGCGCCGACGAATGAGCAGCGGGGACATGCGCAGCATCGCCGGGCTTGCATAGTCCTGGTATTCGAGTCTGACGAGCGGTTGCTTGCCGGCCGGCAAACACTCCCGGATGCCTTCGAGCACGAACATCGAACAAAACCCGCGTTGGCCTGGCAACGGCGGTTTATTCGCGGCGAACCGAAATAAATCCCGGATGGAATACGTCGGCGGCCGGCGCAGCTCGCGCGCGAACCAATGCTCCAGCGCCAGCCAATCAGCCGGCGTTGAACCCGCGATTCGATATTCTTCCGTCTGGCGGCGCTCGCCTTCGTTCCACCCGCGCACCCGGACCCGCGGATAGAAATTCTCCACAATGTTGCCATCCCCGCGAATGAACATCGCGTGCGTGCCGATGCCGTGACTGAACAATTTGATCAGCCGGGACAGCAAATCATTGCCGCGCACAATGCCGACCAGCACCTCGCCGGGCTGCGGTTCACCGAACCAATGGCATTGTTGGGAGGTCATCACGCTTGCGCCTCCCGTTCCATCCAGCGGGTCACGTCCAGGATGAGCTGGTGACTCCGCACCTTGAGTTCGGCAATCTGCGCCTGGGGCCGGAACGCGGGCGGCAGCGCGTGCAGACGTTCGTACTCGCGCCGCAGAAAATCTTCCACCGCCGCGAACATTTGCAGTTCCGATTGAATGGCGGCGGACGCCAGTCCGCCGCTACGGGAAAGGGGTTGCTGGCTGCCCACTTCAGCTTGCGAGAGGGCTTGGCTCGCCCGGCGCTTCAACGTCCGGTGAGTGACTTCGCAGCCGGCCAGCGCGGCGCTCGGTTTCGAATGCCCTTTCGGGCTCATGTTAGAATCGTGTGACACGATTAAGGTTGTCAGGCAATGTGTTCAGTGAAGTCCACGTAGAATGTCATCTGTGGCTTGATCTTCCCGGAAAGATCGGGGTTGGTGATCATCAGCTTCAATTCGCCGGAGGGACTGTATCGGGCGAATGTGTTGTCCTCGCTCTCGCCGTTGGGGCCGAAAGGTTTGTTGCCGCAGACGGGGGCCATGACGACTTCTTGGCAGTTGTTTCCGAAGTCGGTCACCCGGCTGACCAGCATTTTGGCTCGCATCATATTTTTATTCGCGTTAATTGGAGTAATTCGCGGATCAAAATCCCTTCTGGTACGACAGGAAGAAGTGGTACCTGTGCCCGCTTTCTTTCCCCGCGTTCATCCATTCGCCCCAGGTAATGCCGGTCCCAAACCGCCCGCCCATCCAGTGGCCGAATTTGATTTGCATCCCCGTATCCCAGATGGTTGCCGCGCCTTGGTTCCCGCCGCTCATCGGCGTGCCCACGCCGACGAGCGCGAAGGGCGTCACCGTGATGTTGGTGATGTAGGCCGGCAGTCCCGCCAGCCAGGTGATGTGTGCCAGCGGATGCGTGTCCGACTGGATGGTGATGTTGCCGGACACCAGCGACCAGTCGCCCAGCCAATCCGCGCCCAAGGCTGCGCCAACTGAGCCCAGGTTGCCGGTGAGCTGCGGCACATTGTAGATCGCCAAAACGCCCCCGCCGATTTTGTCGGCGGCAGCCGGCGCGTAGGTGGCATACGGCGCGACCGCCCAGTTGGTGGCCTGGAGGATGTCGGACTTGTCAATGGCGCTCCAGAGGTTGCCGAGCGCGCCGGACACGCCGAGGTCAGCCAAGATGTTGGTGGGCGCGGTCGCCGTGTTGACGCCGGTGCCCGTGATGGTGGTGACGGCGGGCACGGTGGCCACGGTTTGGGTTGCCCCGCTGGCCGTCTGCACGACCACCGAGCCGGGGCTGTTCGTCGTGGGCGGCGTGTAGATGCAGTTGGTGCAAGGAACTTCACAGATGGTCTGCGCCTGGCCGCTGAGGGTGATCGTTGCCAGCGCGAACGCCGCAACGCCGATGATTTTCAATTTATTCATGTTCGATGTATGATTGATGGTTGACTGCGACGGGCGGGGAAACAGATCACCGCTCGGGTTCGCGCAGGCCAGTGCGGTCGAAGTCCCAAGCGGCGATGAGAACCGAGCGATATGAGCTAACGCCCGGAGAATCGGGAGATTGGTTTCAATGTTGCATTTGGCCTGCACCACGCGAAGCTGACACAGGCTGAACGAAACCGTGAGTTCCCAGGGAACTGAACCGTAAGGGGAGACTACAAGACTACGGACGACAGGGTAGCTGCGACGCCCCGTCGCAGGCCGGTGCCGGCGGTGCCCCCGCCGCCCGCGCGCGTCGCAAACTGAAATTATTTTTTGAGCGCGTCCAGTTCGGCTTGCGCGCTGGACGATCCCGCAGCGGCGGCTCTGGTCAAATAATCCCGCGCTTTATTTAAATCTTTTTCCACGCCATCGCCGTCCCGGTACCGTTCGCCCATGCGGTATAGGCCGTAAGCATCGCCCTTGTCTGCCGCATCTTGATTCATTTTTAGGGCTTTGGCTTTGCCCTCGTCGGCTTTGATTTTTTCGGCTTCCTTTTTGGCTTGCGCTGCCCGCTGCGCGGCAGCAATGTCTTCCGCCGTTGGAACCCAGGTTTCTCCATAATCCAACATCCGCAACGTCCGCGATCCGCCGGCGACGGTGTTGTATGAATATACCCCCGCAGTGTGCGCAAGGTAGAATTGCTGCATCGCCGTATCAATGGTGATTTTCTCCTTTTCGGCAACCGCATAAGAAAAATTTGTCACAAAGAATTCCGCTGGCTGGCCATCGGCTCCATAGTTGCCCGTGTACCATCCGCTCATGCGAATGCCATTATGCTGCACTTCCAACACGGTTCCCTCAAATTGCACCCATCCGCCTTTCACATCCACCCCGGCCAAGGTAAAGCGCAGTCCGTAAAGTTCGCGGTATGGATCCTTGGGGCTGTAAATCACCGGCGCGGGCGGCGGCGGAGCGCCGACCGTGTCCTGGAGAATGCTGCCGGTGGATGCGCTGCGGATCGGCGCGAAAGCGGAGAGGCTGCCTGATAGCGTAACGGCGAGGATGCAAATGATGGTTTTCATTGGCCTAGTTCGTTTAAGGTTTCACTCATGGCGTTCAGTTGCGTCTGCATGTTTTGAACCTGTCGCCGCAGTTTGGCAAGCACTTCTTTGGAGATGGATGGTGCGGAGACTTCATTCATTTGTGCATAATCAACGCCTGTTCGGCCAAGCATTTCTTCCGTCGTGAGATGAAACATATCCGCCAAAGCCGCCAGTTGTTCAGCATTGGGCATCCCCTTGCCTCTTTTCCACCGGCCTATCGTAGGCTGGGAAACCTTCACAATCCGCGCCGCGCGCGCCTGGGTGAAGGTTTTGCCACGCCCGATTCGGGCCTCCAAAATGGCGATGAAAGAATTATTCAAAAATGTTTAAAATGGTGTTGACCGTTTTATGCACTGGTGTATATTTGTCCTAGTAACACATCGTAACGCACAACACCAAATGACACCGGCAGCGAAAATAAACAAGCACAATCTGAGGCTGTTGGCCTGGCGCCGCGGCTACCACGGCGTCACTGGCGTCGCCCGCGCGATCGGCAAAAGCCGGGTGACCGTCCATCGCGCCGTTTCAGACCCGCATCGCTATTCTCCCACCATGAAGAAACTT